TAGTGTCAGAGTCACTTGGTGTTGTTCTAGCTGTCCAAGTAACAGAGGTATCTAGATATCTTGCAAAAGAAATTTTCGGAACTAAAACATTATACTTAAAGTTACTGATACTCGTAGAGCGGAATGTTGCATTAGAAATTTGACCTCTATAGAAAGTATTAGAAGCCAAATCACCAGTTGAATTATTTGCGATAACATCTCCTGTAATTGGACTACTATACTGAATAAGTCCACTTGAAGTATTAGGTGTATGGGTATCAACAACACCACTGTATGTTACAGAACCTCTTGTAAATGTTATAGTAGAACCAGATGGAAGAGTTCCTTTAACATCAGCTTTAAAGGTAGTAGTATCAATAACTTTTCTAATTTGACCTGTATTCGAACCAAACGAAAGTAAATCATTTACTGTTAATGTTTCACCAGGGGCACCTGTCAATACCACCAATGACTCACCTCTAATTTTCTCACCTACATTAAACTTAGTAGATGAAAATTCTGTGCCTTGAATATAGTCATCATCTTCGTTAGTATAGACAACCGTACCAGTAACACTAGTATCAAAATTAGCTCTCCAAAGAGTAAATTGAATATCTTGATTATGTTTAGGCGTGTAGTTTCTATCGTTAGAAGAAACATACATGACGCCAGCGGATGGTTGTTGGTCAATTAAAGAGTTAGTTGTAACATCTCTACCACCTAGTTCAGAGACCCAAAGTAGGTAATCAGGATTAGAGCCGTCCGGTCTGACAACAAATGCATATTCAGTGTCACCACGTAAATATACTGGTTGGTCAAAGTAGAAAGGTGTTGGTGATGATGCGTCATCAGAAATATTAACATCATCAGAGTCAATTCTTTTGAAGCCAAAAGGAACACGAACTGCAGTGACAATTCCATTTACGACTTCTCTAATTTCTACAGAGATGCCTGCAGTAGAACTTTTTGATTTAAAGTATAAATCAATAGCACTAATGAATACACCATCAGCACCAAGACCAAACTTATTATCAGCAAAGTCTAGATTTTGAAATTCAAACTCACCTACTCTAAATGATTGAGCAACTGGGTCTTTATGTGCTTGAATTGCAGTGAAGTCAGAGGTCACAACAGTTTTCTTCTCAGAAATAGTATCATGTGTAATCTTAGCTTCACGAGTACTAAAGGTAATACCTCTTTGTGAAGATGATAATCCAATTGATGTATAATTAGTTACTGCAGAGGTTGATTCAGTTCCAATCTCAGTTGAGGTATTTGCAATGTCAACTAATCGAAATGGACGTTCTCCTTGTCTAAACTTCAAACTTTCTGTATTTGGAATTGTAAATATTCCGTAAACGGCGCCATTTGCATTAGTCTCTAATGCAGATCCGCTAGATGCTGTATTAGAGAAGTTTCTGTCGGTTGGCGTAACAAAATCATTTACCAGAATATTGTCAAAGTAAGGATATACTCTCGTATTTGGGCGCATACCAGTGGCTGCAAACCGAATTAATCTAGAACGCATATACGGAACAATATCTGTTCTAGTCACAAATGGTCCTGTTTTTTGTGTACGACTAAATGGTGAAACATTTAATCTAGTGCCAGTACGAGTCTGTTCTTCTGTAGTTCTAATTCTAACTTCATCAATCGCGCCATGACCATCACCAGCAAAACTACCAGCTTGATTTAAATCGTTACCCACATTCACAAATGCTGTGCCTAGTATCTCACGAGTTTCCTTTCCAGAGCCGGCTACTGTAGACCATTCATTCCATTGTGTACCCCAAGCTTGGTCTAGTTTTTGCCAGTTTGTGGCTAAATCTACATCCCATTGCACATCTGGTTGAGATGTAGTATCAACCCAATGGTCAGCTTCTGGGAATAAACTTAGATTTCCTACCCAATTAAATGTCAATTCACCAACAGGATTGATTGTTCTTGATGCCCATGGTTGGTCAACATAAATCTCATGTGAATATGGTAATGTAATTAATTCACCTTCTGTTGGCTCTTGTATTGTGTTAATAGTTGCAAGACCAGAATTATTATTATTATTCAAAGTAGTTGTTGTGAATGTTCCCGTTACATTATGTAGATAAAGTCTGACACCTGAAGTATCACTATGAATACTTCTAATTGTACCAGAGGCTGTTGCACCAGATAGAGATGATCCAATATAAACAATATCTCCATTTTGATAAATGGCTGTATTACCAGAAATATCAAGTCTAGTTTGTTTGCCTTTGCGTGTAACATTAGATGATAGTGAACTATCATATTGAATGTCTAAATTATTTTGTTCAAACTTAGGTCTAAGTTCACCACGTTCCTTATCAATTGAAACACTATATGATGGGTCTGTCAAGTCACCATTATCATGACCAAAGAAAGCATCTACAAAGATACCGTTTTTAAATCTGTTAATACCACTACTATCTGGAATATTTAAATCTCTAGCAGCCTTTTCTAAGACATTAAGGGCAGTATAGTATTCCAATCTATCAATACGACTGGTAATTCCGGAGATATCCTGCATCGTAAATCTACGTTGAAAGAAAGGTTTTACTTTAACAGCCAAGTCGCTTCTAGAACCACCGGTTTGTGAGTCATTAAAATTATATGAGTTCTCTAGAGATAGAGATGGAAACGGTGGAATATTTAATAGTGAAAGTGTCATAGTTTCTGCAGGTTCTGCAGGTGGAAATGGTCTATCAGCTGAGATACCTTTTACGACTTTTTTCTTACCGTCCTTTCCGAGCACAACTCTATCAACTCTTGGTAAGAAGTGAGTAATATCAGCCTGAAATGTTTCGTTTGGTACAGGAACATATGCACCAGAACTACTAACTACTAGAGCAGTTTGTTCTACTGGGTTTTCAACAGTGGTACTGATATCTGATAAAGCTGCATTTGTAATACCAGATGACTTTTGAACCGTTGGTCTAAAATCAATTGTATCTCTCAAGTCAAATGTTTTGTTAGCTGTTGTTGAAGAATATCTTGGAATCTGTGGAGTGGCAATTGTACCAGTATTATTAGTTGATTCGTCTGGATCAATTGGATAAGAGTCAACCGTAAAGAATCCAATACCATTTGTAATATTATGGTCAAAATAATCAAACTCAACAAGAATTTTATCAGAGGTTGTAAGGGTAACAGAGCTTCCTTCTTTTAAACTTAACTCAGATTGTTTATAGACACTATCAGTCGTATTTCTTAAAATTCTAAAATCAGATACTAGATTTTTATTAGTAGTAGAATATGTGCTACCAACATAAACATTTCTTAAATTAAATACATCTGATACACCAAGAACCCATGGACCATTAATACCAGTGTTATTTGTATTTAAATCTAACTTAATGAAACAATTCTTAATTACATCTTTTGTAGCACCAACTGCATTTTCACGTTTATTATTGAATGTTACAGAGATACCCATAGAACTAGCTAGAGTTTCTTCAATATTAACTGTTACCTGTGTGCTGGGCGTGCCGCTAACTGTGATAGACCTTGGATTACCAGAGCTTCCATTAAGTGTCATATCAAACTTATGACCAACAGGAAATACTTTTACAACATCATAGGTCGAACCACTTAAACTACTAACATCCAATGTAGTATCTACTTCAATTTGTTGTGATGCTACAGATGTAATTCTGACTGGTACATCAGTTCCAGCGCCGTTTTTACCAGCGTAAATATCTGCACCACTCTGTTTCAATTGAATATAATCACCAACATTTAACTTAGAAAGAAAGTCACCGCTTACAATTGCGATAGTAGTACCGGATAGTGATGCACTATATCCAAGCCCAGCGGTCCTAGTTAAAGCTAATGATGAAATAATAAATTCTCTTTTTTGAGGGTTATTTAATGACCCTTCAGAATATGGAAACTCTTCTGTACCCCCAGTATGAACGCCAGAAATAGTTACCAATCCTGTGCCGCTAATTGCTATAGAACTTTGTGTAGTATCTCTAAATTTAAATTGCTTGTTGGAGGTATTTGCTGTGGCACTTACACCAGAGAAATAAATGTTTCTATTAAATCCTGGTTCTTTAAGAACACATGCTCCGTTTTCCAAAACTGCATCAGCAAAAGATTGTGAACCCCCACTACTAAGTCTGAAAGTCTTCACATCTGAAAAAGATTTATCATTAGTATCCATATTGATATCAAAAAGATATAGAAGATATTGAGCATCTAAACCAGTTCCGCTGTGATATTCAAAACCACGAATTTTTGCTGTACCGATTTGTGATCCAGCAGAGCTGCCAGATGAAAATGTACCTGAAGTAACGACAGTTGATGCTTGGTCAAATAAAGTAACTTCACCTAACTGAGTAACATCCCATGGACCAGCTACTTCATTAACAATAACATAGTTACCAAAGTTAGTTGGAATTGAAACACTTGTTTCTGTTTTTGTATCAATACCCTTATCAGTATCAATAAATTCTGTAGTCAAAATTTCATTTCGATAACCCATGACATAAGCGATACCAGGCTCAATACCAATGGCTAATTTGTTTTTATTTCCACCTTCTCCAGAGGTGTATCGTCCATAGTTAGAGCCGGTATTTAAATGTTCTTTCACATGAGTATTGATTTGTCTTAATTGATAATTACCAGACTCTTCAAAAGTTCTTTTGGCTAACTCTCTACCAATACTATTAAACACAGTATCATCGCGGATAGTCTTCACATTACCACGGTCAACTTCGAAAAGAGGGAAGAATGATTCTGTATTAGCGACGGACGCAGAGATAAGAGGTTTCTTAGTTAAAGTTGGTGTGAGTTTAAGTCTATCTGCACCGGGTGCTGAATAGTTATATGATCCTGCCGCATTGTCTAATAAAGTTGTATCTGTATTACTATTTACAATTGTTTCGTTTACTTTTAAACCAACACGATAAGTAGGTTTATTGGAATATTTCTCTAGAATAATAGTTTGTGATGCGACATTGATAAAATGTCCTTTAGAGAATATAGCACCATCACCGATACTAAACATAGAACCAAATCCAAACGCATTGCCTAGCGATGTTGAATTAGATGCAATGGTGTTTGCCTTTTGTCCTGCGCCGCCGTCTGAAGTTTGATATACTAATTCTTCATTTAGACCAAATGTCTTATTGAGTTTCGATGTTCCACCGTCTAGATATTTTACTAAAAGAGTGTTTGGCTCGACACCTTCTTTGGCAATAGCTTGGAAAACTTTAGCTCTAACACCAGTAGTCTGACCTTGAATAACAGCATTAGCGAAACCTGTTACTACAACAGATGAATTAGAAGAATCATTATCTTGTAATTTTACAAAGGCTACATTAGCTTCATACTGAAAAGAACAACCATCTACAATAGTTCCATCTTCATAAATGTTATTGCCAAATCTTGCAACCTGATTTTGTAAAGCAGATTGAAGTTGATTCAACTCCCTTGTCTGTACAGCTAGTCCGGGTTTGAATAGGACTTTGTGATAGTTTTTCAATTTACCATTAGTTTCAAAATCGTCAAAATATGGTGATAAATTAAAATTAGTTTCTAATTCAGACATTTTGTTTTACCTTAAAATCTTACAATTAATTTTACATCTTCTGTTTGGTCGAATGAACGACTTACTGGTAATCTATTTTCTACATATAATACTTCGCCTTTGAAATTAGTGAAAGGTTTGTTTTCTATAGATTGAATAACAGATGTGACTGCCGATGTATTTCCTGTTAGCAATTCACCCGTTTGATACTCTCCGTCTAAACCTACAGTTCTAATAACACCAGTTGTTCCACTAGTATTTGTGTTTGCAAAAGATACAAATCTTGATAAACTGGAGCTTGTATTTGACAATAAATGTTCGTCTGGGTCATAACTACCAGACTTGGTGGATACTGTAATCTTTGTTGTTAAATCATAAACCGTACCATCCGCTCTACTTCCATTTAAAAGCAGAGGGTCTTTTACTACACCAACAATTCTAAAATCGTTATTAGCAACAATTGTCCCTGATTCATTTCCACTTATTCTCACATTTAAGGTAACATTTTTGGCATTTAATTCATTGACAGGATCTGAGCCATGACCCCCGATTGGTGGTATACTAGCTGAAATCAAAGCTCCTACACCATGCGAGGTATTTGCTGTAATTGCAGGTTTCACTTTACTATAGTTAGCTCCGCGATTTATAATCGTGACTTTATTTAGCGCAGAACCAGAAGATAGACTACAAGGAAGAGCAACATTAGCATATGCAGAGAAATCTCTACCGTCACCACCAATATTAACTTTAGGTCCGATATTATATGTTGAAGTAGTATCTAACATCGGTGAGAAAGCAGAATCGACTGTCACCGTTCTAGTTGATCCTACATAATTTGTAATATTTCTTAATTGTCCTGCGCCAGTTCCACCTGTAATATAAATTACTGAGTTGCTATAGGAATCATTTGTAGTTGAAACCTCTCCTGCGGCTGCAGTTGTATTTTCTAAAACTACTGTAGTTGAATTTGTAACACTGCTCAGGGTTCCTACTGTTCCTAGATAACCAGACCCACCATTTTCTGTTTTGACAAATTCAATCGCACCATTTACCGCTGCCTGTTGCACAGTCCATTGAATACTACCGTCATTTGATTCTAATTTTTTAGTAGGAATAAAATTAGTTGTACCGAACTTCAACTGATCACCAGCAGTTACAGTATACATGAATTTCCATCTATATCCATCTGTTAACTCTGTAATGATACCAGTATCAGTATGAGTTGGTTTAACAGTAGACAAAGCACCACCATTATTATCGATACACTTGTAAACATTATATGTATCTGTAATTACATAAAACTGAGAGGTATATAGTGATCCATTCGAGTCTGTATATGGAACATATACATTACCTGAAGTCCAAAGATATTTGGAAGCAACATGTGATACATCACTAGCAGAAATACGTTTAGCAATAATCATATTTCTCCAGATATTATAGCTAGATGCAATCACACTATCGACTGGAGTTGGTGGATTAGCATCACTTGACCATGGATGTGCCCGAGCTAAAAATACATAGTATCTAGAGTTTATAGTTGAATCTTCTGTGAATGACTCAAAAAACTGTCTAGCATTATTGAGTTGAAATTTATGTGTGATTATACCGGACATCTTAATTCCTTATCTAATATACCAGAGTTCGTGGTCTTCATCAATATCTTTCATTTTAATCCATCTTGGGTTTGTAGGTGAACCACTTAAAATTTGCACCTGACCAACAAGACCTACAATCTGCCACTCTGGTCTTTCTTCTCTAGTTTGATATTCTAAAGTTTCATCATAATCTGGATTAATAGTTTTTGTATAATTTGTAACAATTTCATATTCCTGACCAGGTGGAACATCATTCCAGGCTGTAACAGTATGTTCCGTTGGTCTATTTTCTCCCTCTTCGTTTAGATCCCAAGTTGTCCACTGATAATAAACATGTTTTGTTCTGACAGTATCACCCCATACTGTTTTGAGATATTTGTTATGCCATTCTCCTAAGTCACTTCCACCAATCGATGATGATGACCTTGGTGGACGAATAACACCGATAACTTGGTCTGTATCCACTGTAGAATTAGCCGCTGAAATTTTACCATCAACTAATACTACTGGAGTGCCATTAGCAATTGCTAAACCATCTGAAGTTTCAAAATATTCTGCATAGTCACTTCCGGACTGTGTTGTTCCATTGATTTGTACTGTACCTTCAAGATTCATAACATCACTAGTACCACCTACAATTTCTGCACCGCCATCAAAAGTAATTCTAGCTTGTCTACCGGAACCTCTAATTCTCAACGCTGGTGACCAATCCACACCACTTTGACCTCCAAGATTACTAGTGTTATTTCTAATGCCACTAATAATTAATGCAGCTTCTCTTGAACTAGTTTGACTAGAGGTGCCTGAGGTTGTATTGTGAGCTTCAATTTGTATTCTGGAGTGGGCACGAATTTTATTACTAGATGTGGTGTTTCTATCATCACCGGTAGTTGTCTTAAATCCAATACCGATATCTAAACTTCCTGCAGAGGTAGAGGTTTGAATTTCGAAATTACCACCAGACCCACCAACGAGTTCTTGTCCGCCATCATATAAAATTCTTGCCTGCCTACCAGCACCTTTGATTCTTAGTGCAGGTGAGAAGTTTGTTGTTGAGTCGCCAGCAGCATTTGAGTTATCATGCCGGATAGCATCAATCGTCATAGCAGATGTTAAACCTAATAGGTTTGAAATATTGAAAGACGAGATACCTGTTGTGTTGGTTCCGCTTACTGTTGCTGTAGGTGTAGTTAAAGGAGCAGCAAAAGATAAAACTGGAATTGTGCTAGTACCGGCTACAACAATTTGATTAGTTGTACCTGTGATAGAGTCAACTGCTCCACCCGAACTACTAACACTTGAAATTTGTGTATCAACATAATTTTTAGTGGCAGCATCTTGAGCATTTCCTGGATCACCCATTCCAGTGATTTTACTAGTGCCCATAGCGATAGCACCAGACATTGTTCCACCAGTTAATGATAACTTTAGAGCATCATTTGTGTCAACATAATTCTTAGTGGCTGCGTCTTGAGCGGATACTGGGTCACCCAAACCGGTAATTTTATTAGTTGACATAGCCAAGGCACCAACTAATGTACCACCACTTAGGTTTAAGAAACTACCACCACCCGTTGCAACCTGATTATCAACATAGGCTTTAGTTGTTGCGTCTGTACTCAAAGTTGGTGTGCCAAGGTCAGTGATTTTATTAATACCCATTGAAATGGCACCATTCATAGTACCGCCGGCGAGAGGTAATTTTCCGGCTACACTAGTAATTACTGAAGCAATGTAGGTATTAGTATTGGCAAGAGCAGCACGCTCTGAAGAAATTTGACTTGTTAGGGAATTTTGTACACCGTTTAAATTTGTCTGGACTGAGGCAATATAAGAATTAGTATTTCCTAGTGCTGTTCTTTCTCTAGCTGAAACGGTATTCAAATTAGATTGGACCGTAGAAATGTAAGCATTAGTATTAGCTAACAAAGTTTGGACATAAGTATTGGAAGCGGCTTTAGTTAAATTACCACTTCCATCTATTCCTACTTTATCATAGACTTCAGTAAAATTCTGATTAATCTTATTACCCGCTGTCCGCAGTGTATCACCAGTACCATCATTAGCGACTGTACCAATGTCAACAGATAGTTTTGCCATTTGTTATATACCTCTATTTTTTCGTGTTAACTTATTTATATGGATTATCCAAATATTAATGCAAAGGCAATTGATTTCCCATTAGGAACTTCA